AGGAAGTAAAATGACACGCAAAGATTTTGAGATTATAGCTGACGTATTATATAATAATAACCAAAAAGGTATCTTTACTATTAATGATCTAGCTAATGATTTTGCAGATGTATTGAGCAAAGAAAATCCTAGATTTAATAAAGAAATTTTTATATCTAGAGTAAATAATGGTAAGTAATTAAATTGTCCGAACTTCGGACAATTTGTTTTATGCTGTAGCAAAATGCTTTTTACCTGCACCATGCACAACAACTGCTATTGATTTTGCTTGTTTGGTATTACCTGAACATAATAAACATTTAATACAATTAGTTTTCTGTCCTCCCTCTGGTGTAGCAGGGCATATAATTTCTTTACCTTTCACTACATCATTCTCGTTAGTTGTCACTCTAAAAGTACGCTCACCATTCTGCCATGCTTGCTTTGCTTCTGTCAAGTTATCTGCACTACGCATGAATATGTCTGGCCTAAAGTCAGCAGATTCTATGTTAGCTTGATGGCTGTATGCCGTATGACCTTTGCTATTAGACAATAGGCTTTCCCATATGTAAGAGGGTACTGCGGCAGGATCTCCATATGTACCTAGTCGCACATGGAGATTGTCGCCTACTGATTGTATATTTTTATGGCCTAACATAGTTTTATAATTACCTTTTATATATGCTTTATATACACTCAAAACCATAAGTAACATAACATAACAGCTACGTTTCTTTGCTCCACCTTTGCTACCATTATGCGGTTCTCCCCTATGTATACAGCTACCGCATATACTATAATCTGCACCTGTTCTGCTTGCCGTAATAGGGTCAATATCTTTTTTAATAATAAGAGTTTGTAGCATTTTACCTGTTTTGTTATTTTTAGAATCCTCTAATGCAATAACTACTATAGGTAAACCATCTATTTGAGATGGGCCATCATATATAATATAACCTTTAGGTTTTAGCTGTTTAATTTTCATTTATTCTGTTCTCCGTAATAGTTAATTTAATTAAATATACCAAAAAAAAGAGGAGCTGCAAAGCCCCTCTCATTTTACTTCCTTTCTCATAAATTTGGGTATTCTTTTACCGCATAAATTTGGATATTCTTGTGCAAGGTTATAATCTTGTATTGCTTCATGAAGAAAACCAATAAAAGATATAATAGCCACAATCATTAACATAATACCAAGTAACAAATCAATATTTATGACTGTTATTGTTGATATTGTACTAATAAAACTTGTAATTAATAATATTATTTTTGTTTTCATTTTATAACACCACCGTTCCAATAAACAATATAACTGTTAATAACATTCCTAATATAACTGTTTCAAACATTGTTTTAATCATGGTTCAATTCTCCCATTTTTAGGTGTTCACAGTTTCTCGGACAGTCCGAGGATTATGTGTAATGTTCCTTTCGTTTAAGTAAACGCACAGCATTATCTAACTCAATTAATTCTCTGCTGTGTTTAGATGTAACACAAGCACCTTGTCCCCAGTTATGGCCTATTGCGTACCCCTTACGCTTCAACAAGAGGAAGTTCGTATCTGTTAATGTTCTGTCACTGTGTTCACTGTCACCTAGTGGTGCGTGGTTAGGCCAATAAGTCCGTTGTTGTTTTGCCATGCGTCTATTCCTCTATGTTTTTCTCACTCCATTATTATGGCATGGCCTACTAGTAGATGCAATCAGCACATAATGCTGCTTCTTTTGTTACTACAAAAAAGACAAAAAAAAGAGACTCCGAAGAGTCTCTATAGTTTGTTATGTGGTGGTATTACTTGGCTATATTTAGAGCACGTTGTGCTGGTGTTTGTTTGTATAACTTAACCAAGGCCTCGGCCATCTCTAAAGGTGATATTTCAGTGTCTTTAACTTCCTTTTCTATTGCCTTGGCTAGTCTTTCAATCTTACTCGATAGCGAGTCATTGGCATTTTTGGCCGTTGGTTCATTGCCAGAACTTGCCATCTGAGTGTCACTTGTGACTGTTTCAGTCTCAATAACTCGTGTGTGCCTAGCGTATACTCTTCTAAGATTATCCATCTTTACTTGTGTTTTAGTATCCTTTAGGAATTGGATCAACTCTTTTTCTTTCTCATAGCAAAATAGGAAGTTAGAGACTAGATAATTTAATGCACTATCTTTTAAAACTGCATTAAACGCCACATTTGGATATTTTTGATTTACATTTTCCCAAACTTTTTTAGTGACCTTGCCAGCTCCAACCTCAATTTTGGCTTGGTTAAATATCTCGCCCATTGCCGAATAGTCTGCAATTTTAGTTGGTGTTGCTAGTCCAGCCTTTTGATCTTTGTTAATGCCGTTCATCTTTTTTTGGGCTTGTGTTTCATTTATCATTTTAAAGTTCCTTATCATCATAGGGGTGTCGAAATATCGTCACCAGTGGCCACCCCGTTGCCGTCTGGTGTTATTATATGAGCACATAATGATTATAAATACAACCCCAAAACCCTAGGTTTTTTGCTTTAATATGCATTTTTTTGCATTATTTAGACAACTACAGAGATATTATATGGCCACATCATCAATATTTAGCAGATCCTCGGACAGTCCGAACATTTCTATACAGAAAAAGAGATGCCTTGTGTTCTTGTTTTGTTCTTTTTGTCTTTTTTGCATAGGCCTACACAAAAAATTTACACAGCACACAAGACAAGAAAAAGGAACCCTGATTTAAGAACAAAAATACTAGGGTTTATAATCAAAATAAAAAAGGTATCTATCATTGTTGCTAAAATACCACAGTGCGGTACTAATTAGTAACTATTTAACTACTAAGATATATTTTTTTATATATTACTATTGTAGATTTATAATAAATAGTGTATAATATATCTATAGAGTAACTAAATAGTTACTAATTAACTACTAAGATATATTTTTTTTATAATTATAATATTAATAATAAGAATATTACTATGGAACAACTAAATAGTAACTATATAGAGTCTTATATACAGCTTGAAGGGCTGTTGTCTCAGCAAGTTAATCAACAATGTAACACTGACTTCTTGTCTTTTGTAAGATTAGTAGCACCTAGTCTTGTGTCTGGCTTTAAAATGGGGCGACACATAGAAGTTATCTCTGATAAATTACAACAAGTAGAATCAGGAGAGATAAAAAGACTGATGGTCTTTCTACCACCACGATCTTCTAAGTCTGTTGTCTGCTCTAAACTCTTTCCTGCATGGTACATAGGTAGAAATCCTGAACATGAACTCCTAACTATCTCACATAGTGATCAACTAGCCAGTGATTTTGGCAGATCAGTTCGTGATATAGTAAACACAGAAGAGTTTCAAAAGGTATTTCATGGTGTGTCTTTACGAAGTGACGTTAGAGCAGCAGGTAAATGGAAGACAAACCAAAATGGAATGTACTATGCTGCTGGTGTACGCTCACAAATAGCTGGACGAGGCGCACATGTAGCAATTTTAGATGATGCTATGTCAGAAGAAGATGCTATTTCTAGTGCAGGTAGAAGATTTATAAAAGAATGGTATCCTGCTGGACTTAGAACACGTATCATGCCTAATGGAGCTATAGTAATAATAAATACAAGGTATCATTATGATGATCTTTGTGGCTGGCTTCTAAAACAACAAGAGAATATGTCTGACTATGAAACAATACCTTGGGATGTTGTAAAGATACCAGCATGGTTAGATGAAGATGCAGCAGATCTTTTAGATCTTCCAGTAGGATCTAGTTATTTTCCAGAGTGGAAACCAGATAGTGTACTTAAAATAGATGAGAATGAAATTAAAGCTTCTAATGGTTCTCGTTATTGGAACGCTCTTTACATGCAAGACCCTACACCTGAAGAGGGTGGCCTCATAAAAAAACGATGGCTTAAAAACTGGGAGTATGATGAACCACCTACCTGTGACTTTGTAATACAAACTTATGATACAGCTTTCTCTACAGCAAGCACTGCTGATTATAGTGTAATACAAACATGGGGTATTTTCTATATGTATAATCAAGATGATCAAGGGTATGAAGACTATGCCCCACATTTAATACTGCTAGGTAATATTAAAGGTAGGTTTGAATATCCAGAACTAAGGCGGCTGGCGCAGAAGTTGTATAACCAACATAAGCCTGATGTCTGTATGATAGAAAAGAAAGCATCTGGTCAATCACTTATACAAGATATGCGTAGGGCTGGTCTACCTGTTTTAGATTATACACCAGATAGAGATAAGACTGCACGAGTATACGCATCTACACCTATGATGGAATCAGGTAGAGTGTGGATACCTATGAATAAAAAGTGGGCAGATGATCTAGTAGAAGAATTAATAAGGTTTCCAAATGCTGCTCATGATGATCAGGTAGATGCTTTAACAATGGCTATACACTATATGAAAGACTCATGGAATCTTACACATCCTGACGATCCTGAATATGAAGATGGTGAGAGAACTAGAAGAGCAACTTATTGGAATGTATGATTTGCGAATCTAGAAAAAGTATGATATAATATAAGAGAGGTAAAATTTAAGGGGATTTCTATGGCACTACGAAAACTACCGGGATTTCGCAATGTAGATATGCGAAGATTCCCTAAACTATTACCAGTGTTAGGACCAGACTACTTAACTGAAGAAGATTATTTTAATGTAGGTGGACCTGAAGCAGCAGCATTTTATAAAGAATATGGTCAAGATTCTTTAATATCTGATCTTCTTAATAAATATAGTTTTGCTAGATTTGGTCTTGGTGATGATGAAAGTGCAGTATCTACTTTTGATAGAGATGCTCCTAGATTTAAAGAAGGACCAATAAGAGAATATATTCCCGGTGTTATTGATTATGACTTACCAGATGTTACAGGTATTCCTGTAACAAGTCTTCAAAAATTACGTGAGCAACTTGAGATGGCTGTTGAAGGTCAAGGGGATGCTGCACCTCAAATTAGTGATGATCAAACATCAAGGGAAGAAAAAAGATTAGAAAATTTTAAAGCACAAGCTAGAAAAGATTTTATTAAATTTAAAGATTATCTTGGTGAAAAAGTTAGTGATGAAGAACGTAATTTAGCTTATAACTATGATATAGATTATGAAGACTTTACTCCTATAGATGATAAAAAAAATGTAGAATATTCACCTATAATTAAAAGATCAACAGGTGGAGGAAAAGCTAAAGGTGGTTTAATAGGATTACCTATTGTTGCTAGATCTAATGGTGGTTCTAGTAATAGTAGTTCTAGTAATAGTAGTTCTAATCAAAATAAAACTGATGATGATAATTATGATGTTAGGGAAACAGGTGGCTATAGAGGAGATCAAACTGGCCCATCTACAGAACAAGCACAGGACCAATATAAACAAGATTTAGAAAAGCAGAGACAATTTGATCTTGAAGATGATTTTGCATCTAGTCTTTTTAATAAGTTTCAAGAATCAGATCTTGATGTAGAAAATAGACTTGCTGGATTAGATCCTACAGATATAGAACTTGCAAAAAATTTACAAAGACAAGCTATTACACGAGGATTAGATGTTGAAGTAGGTTATGATCCTGAAACTCAAACTCCAAGCTATACTGGTGGTATGGATGCTTTTACTTTTGGTCTTAGTCAAATAGGTCAAGGTTTAGGCGATCTTGGTAAACTAAGTTCTGATTTTTATACAGGCTTAACATCTTTAACACCACAAGGTATAATAAGAGATATATTAATTGGTGATTCTAAATTACTCGGTGGTGCTTTAAGAAAAACTTTATTTGATAGAGAAAAGCCTTTTATTGATAGTTCTTTTGGAAGAGGAGTTACTAAATCAATTTTAGGTGATATAACAGCACCTAAAGATTTTAAAGAAGCTGTTAAAAATTTAACTACTTCAGAAAAAGAAGAAGTAGAGAAAAAAGTAGAAGAAGGAAAATCTATAAAACAAGCTGTTGAAGAAGTTCTTAATAAAATAAATTTAGAAGGTGGTTTAAGAGTAGTAGATAATCCTATTACTGGAGGAGCATTAACTATAGATACTCGTGATAGTGCTTTTCCTGAATAAATAGAATATTAATAATGGAATAATAAAATATGGCTGTAGAACAAAATCCACTTGAGCAGATACCTCAAGAAGAAAATATTCAAGTAGTTCCTGAAGCTGCTATGGAAGATAATCTAAGTGCTACCTTTGAAGTAGAAGATGATGGTGGTGTTATTGTAGACTTCACAGAAAATGCAGAGATGGAAGCTAAAGGTTCTGTTGCTGAATGGTTTGGTAATATAGTAGAAGAGTTAGATGAAGAAGATCTAGCTGATATAGCTAATACTGTTATTGAAAACTTTGAAGCAGACAAAGATTCTAGACAAGAGTGGGAGTCTATGTTTGAACGAGGCTTTGATCTTTTAGGATTAAAGTTAGAACAAGGATCAGAACCATTTGAAGGTGCATGTACAGCAGTACATCCTCTTCTTATTGAGTCTGCTGTTAAGTTTCAATCTAAAGCATCTAATGAACTATTTCCTTCAAGTGGTCCTGTTAAGACACAGATTATAGGACAAGCCACACAAGAAAAAGAACTACAAGCTAATCGTGTTCAGAACTTTATGAACTATCAACTTACTGAGCAGATGCCAGAATATTTTGATGAGTTTGAAAGAATGTTGTTCCATCTTCCTTTAATTGGTTCTGCATTTAAAAAGATGTACTACGATGCTACAGTCAAACGTCCTAAATCAGAGTTTATACCTATAGATCAGTTCTATGTATCTTACTATGCTACTGATCTTAGTAATGCAGATAGATACACACATTTAATTTATCGTAGCCCTGTAGAAATACAAAGAGATATTAGGGCTGGTATCTATGAAGATGTTGATCTACCAGAACCTTCTATGGGAACTACTACAAATTTTGGAGAAAAGATAGATACTATTATTGGTTTGTCTCCTTCTTCAGATAATGACCCACAATATGTTTTACTAGAACAGCATTGTTATTTAGATATAGAAGAAGAAGGAGAACTTCTTCCTTATATTATTACTGTTGAGAAAGATTCTCGACAGGTATTAAGTATTCGTAGAAACTATAAAGAGAACGATACAAACAAGGAAAAAATAAATCATTTTGTTCATTATAGGTTTGTACCCGGTTTTGGTTTCTACGGATTTGGTCTTATACATTTTCTTGGTAATCTCACCATGTCAGCAACTGCTGCAATGCGATCCCTAATAGATGCAGGACAGTTTGCTAATTTACCGGGAGGATTTAAGGCCAAAGGTGTAAGGATGGTTGGTGACAATGATCCTATATCACCCGGTGAGTTCAAGGAGGTTGAAGCAACTGGTATAGACTTATCAAAGGCTATTATTCCTCTCCCCTACAAAGAGCCTTCCTCTACTCTATTCCAGATGTTAAATTTCGTAACTGCTGCTGGTCAGAAGTTTGCGGATAGCACAGAGCAAGTTATCTCTGATGCTGCCTCCTATGGACCTGTCGGGACAACTATGGCACTATTAGAAGCATCAAGTAAATTCTTTAGTGCGGTACATAAGAGATTACATAAAACACAAAAAGACGAATTTAGAATATTAGCACGTATTGATTTTGATTATCTACCAATAGAATATCCATATGATGTTCCTTATGAATCTCGTAGTATATTTAAAAAAGATTTTGATGGTCGTATAGATATTCTACCTGTGTCTGATCCTAATATTCCATCTAATGCTCACCGTATGATGATGGCTAATATGGCATTACAAATGGCACAACAGTCTCCACCGGGAATGTTTAATCTTGAAGCACTTAATCGCACAATATTAAATGCAGCTAATATGCCTAACATAGATCAAATACTTCCACCAAAAATTGAGCCTCAACAACTTGATCCTGTATCTGATATTATGGCAGCAACTAAAGGTGTTCCTATTGCAGCTTTTCCCGGTCAAAATCATGATGCACATATTCAAATAAAGATGGCATATTTACAAGATCCTCAAAATGGTGCTAATCCACTAATGGAACGTATTGCTCCAATTTTACAAGCTAATATTCAAGAACATTCTATTATGAAATATCAAGAGCAAGTAAGTGGTGTAACTCAACAGTTAATGCAACAAGTTCCACCAGAACAAGCACAGAATCCTTCTGTAATAGAAGTTGTAATGGCTCAAGCTGCACAACAAGTTTTCAGTGCAAATCAAGCAATAGGTATGGCTCAATCTCCAGAACAACAACTTGTAGCACTTGAACAAGCAAAAGTAGAACTTGAAAAACAAAAACTACAAGCTGATACAGCTAGTGATGCAGCAGAATTACAGCTTAAAAATAAAGAACTTGAAATAAAAGAAACTGGTCAGTTAATAGATATGCTTAAATCTACAGGCCAATCAAAATCTAGAGAACAACAAGCTCAACTTACTAGAGAATCTAAAGAAGCAATTAAAGAAGCAGAGATACAAGCTAAAATACAAATAGAAAAAAGTAAAATAGATCTTGATCAAAGAAAAGAATTAGCTAAATATATATCAGAGATGTTAAAAAAACAAATGGAAGATAAAAAAGAAATAGATCAAACAGCTATTGAAAATATGTTAAAAGTAGCAAATCAACAAATGACGGAGATGAGAAATGATGCAGAAAGGTAAAGGGTATCCTGAGAATGTTAAAGAAACTGATAAAAGTTTTGGTGATGCATATGCTCAAGATATAACTGGTGGACGTAATATTCGTTCAGCACTTAATAAATGGGACGATTATTCTTGGAAAGGTGAGGAGAAAGGAACACTTAAACCATAATGGATATATGGGATGAAATAGTTTTAGAGTTTAACAAAGAAATAAATAAACTTCAAAGTAATCTTGGCAATGGTATAGCTGAAGATTATTCACACTACAGACAAGTTGTTGGCTCTATTGTTGGCATACAATGGGCTAGAGATAACTTAACTTCAATTTACAAAAAACGTCTACATATGGAGGATGACGAATAATATGCAACAAGTACAAATGGGTGGGGCATTAAAAAATGATTTATGGATTACTGATCCAGAGGAAAAACCTGATCCATCACCTTTACCTGAGTTACCGGGCTATCATGTTTTAGTTCGTCCAACCTCAGTAAAAAGCAAAACTAAAGGTGGTATTTTTATTCCTGATTCAACAAGAGAAGATATGTCATATCTTACTACAGTTGGTAAAGTAATTGGAATAGGAGATTTAGCATATTGTGAAAAAGATAAGTTTCCAAATGGAGCATGGTGTAAAGTAGGAGACTATGTATGCTATGGAAAACATACTGGAACAAAACTTTTTTATAAAGGTGTTCGTCTAATACTTTTATTTGATGATCAGATTAGCATGAGAGTTCCTGATCCAAAAGATCTTGATCCTACATTTAATTTAACAAGAGGGTCAGAGTGATTTGTGAGATTAGCATTTATATGTTATAATAGTATAAAGAAAAAACGTAATCGTTTAGATCGTGACTAACGGAGAAAATAATGAGTGATCAAAATGAAGGTTGGGATACAATCGAAGTCCCATCTAAAGAAGAAGAAAATAAAATAGAATTTGAAGTAGAAGGTGAAGAAGAAAAATCTATTGAAGCTGTAGAAGAAAAACCAAAAGAAGAGGTTATTGAAGCTGCACCTCAAAAAGAAGAAGTTAAAGAAGAACCTAAAGAATTAGAAGGTATTAAAACTAAAGGTGCTGAAAAAAGAATCAAACAACTTATACGACAACGTAAAGAACGTGAAGAACAAATTGAAAAATTATTAGCACAAAATAAAGAGTTACAAGATAGTTTAAAAACTAAATCTGATGATTTAGTACAAGTTACAAGCTCAAGTATTAATACTAATGAACAAAACTTAGAAAGAACAGTTGAACTTGCTAGACAGTCTTATCTTGAAGCTTTTGAATCTGGAGATAAAGATAAATCTCTAGCTGCACAAGAAGCTTTATTAGAAGCTAAAACTGAATTAAAAGCTATAAAAAATTGGAAGAATAGAGTTGAAAGACAAGCTAAACAACAAGAACAAGAACAAGTACAACCACAAGTTCAACAGCAACAACAAACTCAAACTGTAGATCCTAAAGCTCAAGAGTGGGCTGAAGAAAATGAATGGTTTGGTAAAGATACAATTAAGACTGCTGCTGCATTAGCATTAGATGCAGAATTAAAGAATGAAGGATATGATCCTAATGGTGACGAATTTTACGAAGAAATTGATAAGAGGTTGGAAACGGCTTTTGGTCAAACTTCGCAACGTGTGCAGGATAACACGAAGCAACCTGCTCAAGTGGTGTCGGGGAGTTCACGCTCATCTCCAACCTCTAGTAAAAAAGTTAAGCTTTCAAAAGAAGACGTAAGGCTTGCTAATAAATGGGGTATCCCACTTGAACAATATGCTGCTGAGAAAATGAAAGTTACTCAGGCTGATGGCGAATATACAGATATAAGATAGCGTGGAGGAAAATATGACACGAAATGAATCACGTACTAAAAGTCAAAGAGAAAATTCAGTGAGAGAAGAACAATGGACATTTGAAGAACCAAATGCTCTTGACATTCCTGAAGCTGTACAGCAAAGATTTGATCAAGAACAAATGGCATTACGTTGGATACGAGTCTCCCTTCAAGGTCAAGACGACTATATTAATGTTGGTAAAAAACAACAAGAAGGTTGGGTGTTTGTTGATCCTGAAGAAGTACCTGAAATGGCTTTGTCCTCTGTCGTGAAAGAGGGTGGCAGGTATCAAGGCACAGTAAGTCGTGGAGACTTAGCTCTTGCTAAGATACCAGCAGGAAAAGCAAAGGCTAGACAGAAATACTATGAAGATAAAGCTAATAACATGATGGATGCAGTTAATGCACAACTTATGAAAAATTCTGATTCTCGTATGCCTATTTCTAATACTAGCCGTTCTGTTACAACCAAAGGCAGACAACCATCCTTTCAGGACTGACTGTCTTTATATTTAATTAAGGAGAATGAAACATGTCTAGTACCGCAGCATTTCGTGGTTTCATTCCTGCTCGTAAAAAAGGTGGTAACTATAATAGTGAAGCTGTCACTGATACCATTGAGATTACCTCAACTGGTATGACAGGTAGCCCCACAAATAAAATCTTTACTGGTGATCCAGTAGTTTTACCGGGTGCTAACTTTGCTACTATATCTCCATTTATTGCTGCAACTCTGAAACCTTCAGGGGTTTTCATGGGTTGTCAGTATGTTGAAAATGGAGAACAAAAGTTCTCACGTTTTTGGCCGGGTACGGTTTCAGCCACGGACATTAAATTTTTTGTAATAACTGATCCTGATCAGACTTATTACATTCAAGCATCTCTTACCGTTTCTGCGGCTGAGTTGCTAGTTGTTAAAAACTACAATGTGACCGTTAGCTCAACAGCTTCTAGTGGTAACACAACAACAGGTCAATCCAGCTACTATCTTGATGGTGCATCTGGTGTTGAATCTGCTGCTGCTGTTCGTGCCATTGGACGAGCTAAGTTCCCAGATGAAGGTAGCGATGATGCAAAACCAATTCTTGAAGTTTGGTTGAACCATCACCGTGATCGTTTTGTAACTGCTACGGCATCATCGGCTTAATAAGGAGGGTTTATTATGGCTATTAATAGAGCTAGTATTAGCAAACAACTCCTTCCGGGTCTAAATGCTGTATTCGGAATGGAGTATGGAGAGGTAAACGATGAACACGCACCTCTCTATGAAACTGAAAACTCAGATCGTGCTTTTGAAGAGGAAGTGCTCTTCACTGGTTTTGGTACTGCCCCTGTAAAGGGTGAAGGTGCAACTGTCAGTTTTGACAATGCACAAGAAAGCTTCACGGCTCGTTATACACACGAGACTGTAGCTCTTGCTTTTGCAGTCACGGAAGAAGCAATGGAAGACAATCTATATGATTCTTTTGCCAAGCTTCGTGCTCGTGGCCTTGCTCGTGCAATGGCAAATACCAAACAAGTGAAAGCTGCTAATCTTTTCAATAACGGTTTTTCTGACACCATTGGTGATGGTGCTGCGTTCTTTTCTGCCGCACACCCCACAATCTCTGATGGTAATCAGTCTAACCTTCTTGCAGCGGCTGATCTTACAGAAGCAACACTTGAAACTGCTCTTACTACGATTCAAAAAATTAAAGATGATCGTGGTATTTTAATTGGTGCAAGTGCTATTTCACTTCATGTTCCTGTTGATTCATGGGCGATTACAGATCGTATTTTGGCAAGCCCCGGTAACACTCAAACAAGTGCTGCTGCGGCAAACCCAAATACGAACGCTATAAACGCCACTCGTCACTTGGGCATGATTCCAGAAGGTTACTTTATCAATCGCAGGTTTACGGATACAAACTCGTATTTCATTAAGACAGATGTTCCTAATGGTACAAAAATGTTTGTTCGTTCTCCGCTTCAAACAAAAATGGAGCCTGATTTTGATACTGGTAACTTACGCTTTAAGGCACGAGAGCGATATAGCTTTGGTGTATCTGATTGGCGTGGCTTCTTTGGAAGTGCTGGTTCTTAATAAGAGCGAGGGGGTGGCATTATGTCACCTCCTCCTTTATTACATGGAGAATATAAATGGCTTCAAATATTAAAGTAGCACATAACGTAAGTAGTGATGGTGCAATCATAACAGGATTTAGATTTGTAGATGCACCAACAGTAACACTAGGTGGTGAGGGTGATGGATCTAATCCTGTACCTACAGTTAATCGTGTTGTTGCTATACATACTTTTTCTACTGTTGCAGGTGAAATTGCAATATCAGGTAGTAAACAAATTACAAATAAAACAGCAAAAGGTAATGCTATTCATTATCGTGTAGGTGCTACAGATTCAAATGATATGTACATAGGTGATATGGGTGTTCCTATACATGGTATTGTAAGTGTTTCTGTATCAGGAGTTAATGCTCCTACCATTACATTATATGTAGGTTAGTATGCCTAATTTTGCTCAACTAAAATCAGACATCCAAGAGACTTCTGAAAATGATGGCACTGAGTTCACCAGTGCTATTACTGGTTTTATACAACGAGCAGAGTTTCGTCTTGTAAAAGATCTTGATGATTTTGGATTAGATGAATTTACAAATGTTTCTGTATCTGCTGGTAATGCTGGTGCAGTAACTCTTAATGATCGTGTACGTGTAGTTCGGAATGTAAACTATGTAGTTAGCACTGGAACTACTGTTACTAATTTATTACCACGTACTTTTGAATATGTCAAGGACTATTGGCCTGTTAGTGTTTCCACTGGCACACCACGTTACTATTCTAGAAAAGATAATCTTACATTAAAAATAGTTCCAACTCCATCATCTGTTATTACAACAGAAATACAAACACAATCTCAACCATTACCTCTAGCATCTGCTACAGGAACAAGTGTAACAACAACTAATTATTTTAGTGAATATTGTTATAATGCTTTATTTTATGCTTCATTAATGGAAGCTACAATGTTTAATAAAGATTGGAATAATTTACAGTTTTGGGAAGCACAGTATGTAATACAAATTCAAGCATTACGTAATCAAGCTAGAAGAACAAGACAAGATGATATGGCTGTTGCAGGATCACCTGCTGGTGGCCCAGATACAATACAACCAACAGCATCGTAGGAGAGCTATTATGGCAGGAGCAGGATTAGTAAGATTAGCAAAATTAGGATATGACCTTTATAAAACAGGTAAAAATATAGGTAAAGGTATAGGTAGAGCAACTAAAAAATCTAAAGGTAGGAAATCTAAAAGTAGAAATACAACTCAAGCAACATTATCTCAAGGAATAACAGGTAAAGTTATAGGTGGAGCAGCAACAACTGGAGCTACAGTAGGATCTGGTCTTACATATCTTGGAACTAAAAATAAGAACAAAGAATCAAAAGGAGATAAAAGAAGAAAAGTTAAAAAAGCTATAGATAGTAAAACTAATGTAGCTAGTAGAATGAAAGCAACTGAAAGAAGTATAGGTCCACAATTAGGAGATAAAAAAAGAAAAGTTAAAAAAACTAAATCTAAAGTAACTTCACCACCAGTTCCTAAAAGAAAACCTACACCTTCTAAACAAAAGAAAACTACTGATCGTATACCCGGACCAGATGAAACAGAAGTTTTTGTTGATAAAGGTACAGTGACAGATTACAAACAATTACCTCCTAAAGTAAAACGTCAAGCTGGTGGAGCTTTAAAACCTATTGATCCTGAAACACAACCGGGGCTGGCAGCTTTAAAAAAAGAAAGTCCAGAAACAGTTAATAAAATGGGATATGCAAAAAAAGGTGGTAGAATAGTTACTGCTATGACTGGTGGTCAAATTGTATCTATGATGTACGATGATTAGTAGATCAAGTATTAAACAACAGGTAACTAAACCACCTAAAAAGAAACGAAAGAAAAAGAGGAGAAAGAAATGATTGGACCTCATACACTAATTAAACGTCCATATGATTTAGATGATATTGTAGGCAGACCTACTGGACAAGGCTATGGTGCTGCACGTAAAGGTCCAGATGTAAAAGGACCGCCTCAAGATGTAGTTGTAGATGAAGACTACACTCAAGGTAAATCTTTTAAAGTAGAAGACTAATTATGGCTATTAGTGATCGTTTACTTCAAAAAGCTGTTATGCAAGTTGAAAGTGGCGGTGATCCTGATGCTGTAAGTCCTAAAGGTGCTTTAGGTAGGATGCAAGTTATGCCAGCAACAGCAGCAAAACCCGGATTTGGTATTAAACCTGCTAGAAGAAATAGAGATGGAAGTTTTAAATCTAGTGAATTAGATAGAGTTGGTCGTCAATATTTAAAAGCAATGCGTAAAAGATACCCCGGAGATTTAAATGCAGCTTTAATTGCTTATAACTTTGGTCCGAGTAATGCTGATAAATTTATTAAAGGTAAAAAAAAGTTACCAACAGAAACAAAAAATTATATTAAAAAAGTTCGCAAAGAATTAGGACAACCAGCTAAACAAATTGAGAGAGAACCTATGAGTAGAATGAGACAAACAGAACGTGCTATTACAGGAACACCTGCTGAAAATAGAGCTATTCAAGCTGGACTAAGAGCTACTACTAAAGCTTTAAATGAAGGTAAAAGTAAGGCAGAAGCTAAGAAAATTGGTGCAGATACTGCTGCAAAATTAAATCGAGACTCACGTAGAACATTTAATAAAAGATTTACTATATTAGCTACTAGTGCTATTGGTGGTGGTGGTCTTGCTCTTGCTGGTAGAGGTTTAGGTGCGGCTGGTAAAGCTCTTGTAAAAACTTTAAGAAGTCAAAAAGGAGCTGGTGCAAAAGCTAAAAAACTAGCACAAACAAAAAATAAACAATCACTTTCTGCAATGAATAGAGCTAAACAAAAAAAAGTAGATAAAAAATCTAAAAGTCAAGATGCTGGAACTCTAAGACGAGCAACAAAAGCATTAACACCTAAAGTTAAAAAAACTACAGCAGCTAAAAAAACAACAGCTAAGAAATCAACAGCAGATAAGAAAACTGGAATGAGTCCAGTTCAAAAAGGTATAATAGTTGGAACTCCTGTAGTTGGTGGTCTTACATATCTTGCAACAAGAGATAAGAAAAAAGAAACAAAAGCAGCTTCTCCTACTCCTAAAATAAAACCTAAAATTCAAAGTTATAAACCAGATATGCCAACAGGAACAAAACCGTCAAATCAATCTTCTTCAGATCCTTTTGATGTAAAATCTAAAAAAGATGAAGCAATGTCTTTTGGTGAAATGGTAAAAGGTGCTGTAGGACTAAGAGGAAAAGAAGGACTAGAAGGTAAAAAACGTCTAGTTAAAACACCTTTTGGTAATGTAACTTTTGACACCAGTGATTCTGCTTTTGAAGAACCAGAAGAGTATAAAACAGGTGGTAAAGTAAAACGTAATGTGGGAGGTAAAGTTCGTGGTGTAGGTCAAGCTGTAAAAGGTTTTGGTAAAGCTACTTATTCAAATAAACTTATATAATGGCTTATAAAGTAGATAGTTCTAAAATAGATTATAGTGGACTTAGACCTCACAAAAGAGATTATAATTTTAAAATAAATTGTAATTGTAAAGAGTGTACAAAAGAATGGAAAAAGTATTGGGCTGATTTGTGTGAATTTTTAGTAAAGAAATTTAAAAATACTTATGTAAAGGTATAGAATGGCTGCACGTAAACGAAAAAGAAAAGGGACAGGTATGAAAGGATTGACCATTAAAGGTGGTCATAAACGTCCTACTAAGTCTGGTGCAGGTATGACTGCTAAAGGTGTAGCTGCATATAGACGTAAGAATCCCGGTTCTAAATTACAAACAGCCGTAACAGAATCAAAACCTAGAACAGCAAAAAGAGCAGCAAGGCGAAAGTCTTTCTGTGCAAGATCAGCAGGGCAAATGAAGAAGTTTCCAAAAGCAGCTAAGAATCCTAATAGCCGCTTGAGACAAGCAAGAAGAAGATGGAGATGCTAAACTAAATGTCCTACTTAATATCAAACATCCCTCATTTTAAATGTTGGGTGCGTAAAGAGTTTACATATAATCATGAACAATATCACGGAGAATATTTACATGCAATGGCAATAGCCGTAAATACAATACCAGATAGATCATTAAGTTTTCAAATTGTATTTACAGGTTGTGATGAAAAAGAAAATACATCTGGTGGAGCAATGTGGGCTAGGATGCCAATTAATGCTTTAGTAGCTGATACACCATTAGAAGAATGGCCTAATCAAATGCCAACACATTTTGTACAACCTTGGGATTGTTCTGCTAGAAATCACAGTGTAATAGTTATGGATAGAACATCTTCTAGTCCTTGGCTTTGTAAAATAAATGGAGAGTTTTATACAGGTAGATATATGTTTACAGTTGATTATACTGATAGTCATATATCTGATGATCCAGCACAACATAAACAATCACATGTGTTAGAGTTAATAGATGCTGGTGAATTTACAGGTAATATTGTAGCATTACCTAATAATAGAGTAAGAGTAACAAACCCTGCTTTATGGGAGACTGGAGAAGGAGCACCAGATTTTGTACCTAGTCAGTATATTCATTCAGCAGAAATAGATGATAGTTATATGAATCCTAATATTACTTTTAATAACTTATATGCAAAGGAGGAGAAATCCAATGGCAAAAGGAAGAAGCAAAATTAGACGTATGGGTGGTGGCCGCATGATGACTAAAACACGCACTCGTAAAGGAGGTGGTCGTATGATGACTAAAACACGTAGTCGTGGTGGGGCAGTTCGTAGGCGTGGCGGTGGACGAGCTAGGCGTTAACTATGAAAACAGGAAATAGAGCTAAAGTTAAAAAGGTTATTAAAGGTTTAAAAAAAGCCTCTAAACTACATGCAGGACAAGCTAAAACATTAAAGAAAGTTTTAGGTAATGGTAAAAAGAAAAGATCCAAAAGTAGGAACAGGTAAAAAACCTAAAGGCTCTGGACGCAGACTTTATACTGATGAAAATCCAAAAGATACAGTCAGTATAAAGTTTGCTACTCCAGCAGACGCAAGGGCCACTGTAGCTAAAGTTAAACGAATTAAGAAACCTTATGCACGTAAAATACAAATACTTACAGTTATGGAACAACGTGCAAAAGTAATGGGTAAAAATGAAGTTGTACGAATCGCTAAACAAGCAAAAAAGGTATTAAAAGATGGCAATCAAAAAACCAAAGCCAAAAACAAAAAGAAAAAAAGGATCACCTAGACCAACTAACCCTAGTCTCTATGCAAGAGTAAAGTCAGAGGCTAAACGTAAGTTTAAGGTATATCCTTCAGCATATGCAAATGCATGGTTAGTTAGGACGTATAAAAAACGTGGTGGTGGTTACGCATGAGCCTAAAAGAATGGTTTGGAAAAGGCCCAAAGGGTGATTGGGTTGATATTGGTGCTCCAAAGAAAAAGGGCAAGTTCCAAGCCTGTGGTCGTAAGTCTGCTAAAACAAGTAAGAGGAAATATCCAAAATGCGTACCAAGAGCCACTGCGAAACGCATGACCAAAGGTCAGATCAAGAGTGCTGTTGCAAGGAAGAGAGCAAAAGCACAAGGAGTAAGAGGCAAGCCCACAATGGTCAGGACTTTCAAAAAAAGAAAGAAAGCCGTAAGAAGAAGGACTAAGAAATAATGGCAGTGTCAGGAACATATAACTTTAATCTAGATATAGATGAGGTTATTCAAGAAGCTACAGAGATGATTGGTGGTGAAAGTACTCTTGGTCATGAGCCAGCATCTGCTAGACGTTCTATTAATCTTATGCTTAAAGATTGGCAAAATCGTGGTGTAATGCTTTGGAGCACATCTGTTTCTTCTTTAACTGTAACAGCAAGCACTGCTACATATTCTTTAGATAGTTCTACTGTAGATGCTCTTGAGGTTGTTATTAATAGAGATGATACAGATTTACAATTAGAAAGAATTAGCTCAGAAGAATATTTACTTATACCAAATAAAACACAAAAAGGCAGACCTAATCAATACTCTATTCGTAGAGAAAGAGACAATCCTGTTTTACGTGTGTGGCCTCTACCAGATAATTCAACTGATGTTCTTAAATTAGAATTAGTAAAAGAATTACAAGATGTAAATAAATCAGCAACACAAAATGCTGATGTACCTAAAAGATTTTTACCATGTTTAACAATGGGTCTAGCTTACTATATGTCTATAAAAAGACCATTAGTTCCAGCAGATAGAATACAATTTTTAAAACTTAATTATGAAGAACTTCTTGCAAGAGCTATGCAGGAAGATAGACAGAGAGCTTCTATGCATGTAGTTCCAAGGTTAGGATATATTTAATGGCAAGTACTAAAAATGCTTTAGCTATGTGTGATATTTGTGGATTTGTTTATCCACATCGTCAAATGAGATTGAATAGCTATGGTATGTTAGTATGTCCAGAAGACTATGAAGGACAATATGATTTAAAAAATCATCCACAAAATAAAGTACCTGATGTTAGAGATAATCCTTCTATACTAAATCCAAGACCAGATGATACAGGAAGAAATTTAACATGGGATCAAGCAGCAAGTACATATGATTCAACAGAACAGTATTGGCAATTAATATGACAGATTTAACAGGAAGACTTATTTCAAATACTTATAAACAGCTTATACTTGTAAGTTCTGCTGTTAGTAATGAAGGTGTAAGCACATCTCTTAAACCTATACAAACAGGAGATGGCACTAATACAGCACTTAAAGTTGCAACTAATGCTGTGCAAGTTAGTGGTGCTTTAGGAGTTGCTGGTTCTGTTTCTCTTGATAATAATCTTCATGTAGATAATAGAGTATGTGCTTCTGCATTTTATGGTGATGGTTCAAATATAACAGGTGTTACTGCTGTAATAGCAGGTAATATATCAGTTAGTAATGCAGTAGTAGGTGGTACATTGCAAGTATCTAGTACCGCAACTATAGTAGGAGCTACACATTTAAAATCAACTGTTACTGTGGGTGGCGCAGCAAACTTTGGTTCTACTGTAACTGTAGAGGGTAAAGCTGTATTTAAAGATGATGTATCTGTATCAGGAGCAGCTAACTTTGGTAGCACAGTAACTGTAGAGGGTGCAGCTATATTTAATAATAATGTATCTGTTAGTGGTACATTTAATGTGGCAGGTGCAAGTACATTTACATCTAAAGCTACTTTTGATAATGATGTTTCTGTAAGTGGTAGATTAGATGTAGCTACCTCTGCTTCAGTTGGTGGTACATTTAGAGGCACAGGTAATGCAGGATTTAGTGGAGATGTTTCTGTAAGTGGTGATCTTAATGTAGGTGGCACAGTTACAATAGCAGGTACAAATATTCAAGCTACTAACGCTAGAGTTTGTGCATCAGCATATCATGGAGATGGTTCTAATCTTACAGGTATAGCTGCTTCTATTATTACAGATGGTAGAATTGGTGGTAGTTTAGCAGTATCTGCTGCATTATCAGTAGGAAGCACTTTAGATGTAGGTGGTAATACTTCTATAGGTGGAACATTTTTAGCAACTGGTGCTGCTACTTTTGATGATGATGTATCTGTTAGTGGTAACGTTAATATTGGTGGCACTACTACTATAGCAGGAGCAGTCTCATTAGCATCCACTCTTAGTGTAGCAGGTGCTACTAACTTTGCAAGCACTGTTACAATAGCTGGTGCTACAAGTTTAGGAAGTACTTTAGATATAACTGGTAATACTTCTGTGGGTGGAACATTAATTACTACAGGTAAAGCTGAATTTGAGGATGATGTTTCAGTAAGTGGTAATGTTAATATTGGAGGAACAGTAACAGTAGCTGGAGCAGTAAGTCTTGCATCTACTCTTAGTGTAGGTGGAGCAACTAACTTTGCAAGTACTGTTACAGTGGTAGGAGCAGCTACTTTTAAAGACGCTGTATCAGTATCAGGTAATGTTAATATAGGAGGCACTACCACTATTGCTGGTGCAGTAAGTTTAGCATCTACATTAAGTGTGGGAGGTGCTACTAATTTTGGTGATACAGTAACAGTTGCAGGTGCAGTTAGTCTTGCTTCTACTTTAAGTGTAGGAGGTGCAACACATTTAGGATCTACTGTAACTGTAGCAGGAGCAGCTATATTTGAAGATAGTGTATCAGTTTCTGGAAATATAGATGTAGCAGGTAATGTTTCTGTAGGTGGTACATTATTTACCACAGGTAATATTACATTTGATGGTAATGTTTCAGTAAGTGGTAATGTTAATATAGGTGGAACAACAACAATAGGTGGTGCAGTTTCACTTGCCTCTACTTTAAGTGTAGGAGGAGCTTCTAACTTTGGATCTACAGTAACAATAGCTGGAGCTACAAGTCTTGGTTCTACTCTAGACATTACAGGAAATACGTCTGTAGGTGGCACATTTTTAGCTACAGGCAAAGCAGAGTTTGAAGATGACGTATCTGTATCAGGTAATGTTAATATTGGAAATGATTTAAATTTAATTAGTGATGATGCAGTTTTAGGATTTGGTGCAGATACTGATATAACTATTACACATGATCCTGATGATGGTTTGTTCTTTAAATCAGCAGCAACAGCAGATGATAATCCATTTGTTCTTACACTTCAAACAGGTGAAACAGATATTGCTGCTGATGATAAATTAGGGGTAATTGATTTTCAAGC